ATCGGCATCCGTTGGCTGCCAGTTCAAGTCGATATAGCCACCGTTTGCCAGTGCAGCGCGAGTGAGGCGAACAGCTTTAATGCTTGAATTCAGCGTCGAATCCACGAATGTCAGCGTGGGTGTGGCGCCAGCGCTGCTACCCGCCCTCCAGTACAGAGGGCGCGTAGCGTCCCCAGTTGGCGTCTGCTCAAACGAGCTATTGGGAAGCAAGTTGTCACCGCCCATTTGCCCGATGCTGTTATTCAGCGTGGTCAGTTGACCGCTCACGCTTGTCAGGCCAGTTTCAGCCTGAGTGACGCGACCAGTCAGCGCGGTTGTGGCCGAAGCCTGTGTCGCGATATCCGCAGCCGCCACCTTGCCGCTATCTTTCCATCCGCTCGCAACAGCCGAGACCTCAAGCTGAGCACGGTCTATTTCCACGAATCCGGCCGTGATTGTGCCTGCGGAGTTAGGACGCACGCGCAACAGCGGCGTAGTGACCACCGTCCCCACGGGCAGGGCCGCACTGGTCAGCACAATCCGCTGCCAGCCATCAGCCAACACGCTGACACCTTGCGACGCAGTCGCCAGCACTGCGCCGGAGGCATCACGATGCTGCATGAACATCTGGAAGCCAAGTCCTGGCGTCCCTCGGACGTACGCGGACAGCGTGATCACCTGACCCGCCGACACCGCAGGGCGGTTGGCCACCACTGGAGTCACGTCCGCGTAGGTAGTCGTCGTCATGCCCGTGACGTCGATCCGTTGGGATTTACCAGCAGGGTCCAAAGTGGAGGCGACTTGAGAGAACGTCGCAACCGGCCCTGCAGGAACAGAACTTACCCAGCCGTCCGCAATTGGTGAACTGGCGGTGGCGAACCGATCAAACGAAGGGTTGTACAGCAGGTTCTCACCACCAACGCTCGACAGGTTCGCGGTGATGTTGGTGATCGCGCTCCCCGCCGCTGTCAGATCGGTTCCCTGCTGGGTCACAGTGTTGCTGAGCGCCTGTACTGTCGCCGCCTCAGCCTTGGTCGCTACCTGCGCCAGCGCGCTTGCAGCTGCCGCAGCAGCATCGGTTGCAGCCTTATCCGTAACAGCCGCCCACGCGCTCCCCGTCCAGCGTTTTGGGGTGTTAGCGTTGCCCGTGATGTCGATCCAGAGGTTCTGGGCCAACTGATCGGCAGCCGCGGGCGCCGCCGACTGAACGATGACCTTGCCCTTCCCACCTGCCAGCGTGTTCGCCGCGTTCGCAGCGTTCTGTGCTGCCGTAACGTTCTGGTTTGTGGTCGTCAGGCTGCTGTTCAGACCGGTGATCGCCGTGCCCTGGCTGCTGAGGGTGCCCTCGGCGGTCGTGACCCGGGTCGTCAGGCTCTGGACAGCAGTGGATGACGCTTTGCCATCCAGTGAGGTTTGCAGGCCAGTGATCTGGTTCGCCTGCGCGGTGTTTACACCCTCTATGCTGGTGATCTTGGTTTCAGCGGTGGTTACGCGCGCGGCCAAGCCGTTGGCTGTCTGCACCGCCTGGCCAACATTGAGCCAATAGGTTGCGTTTGGCGGCGGCGTGTTGACCGGCACGTTCTGGATCGCCTGATAGATGATCCCGTCCGCGCCGAGCACGCCCTGCCCGGCGGTATAAGTCTGGTCGGCCTTGTACGGCATCGAGTCGGCCAGATCCGCGATCTGATCGATCTGCGCTTGCAGCTCGTTCTGCACTTCGGTCACGGTGTTGCTGACATCGGTGATCTGTTCGCCCAGGTCGGTCCTTACTTGGTCAAGGCGTTCATTAACCGTACCCGGGCCGTCACCGCCGATCTTGCCGATCTCCGACAGCAACTCCTGACCCAGTTGGCTTTCGGTGATCTCACCGACCAGATAGTCGAGGATGTCATCAGCATCGGAGCTCGCCTGACCGTTTACGAAGCCGGGAGCGGTCGGGAACCATGGACCGACGTTGCCGGTGCGGTCGACGAGGCGCGCCCAAAAGAAGAACGATTGCCCTGCCTTCAGGCCCTGCATGGTGTAGTCGGATTGCGGGTAGGCCAGATCGGCCAGCTTGGTCGCGCTATCCAGCTGCGGCGTTTGGCTGTACCAGAGTTCAGTACGCTGCGTGTCCTCGGCTCCGGCTGGGAAAGTCCATTTCAGGCCGATGCCGAAGATCAGGCTTTCAGTGGTCAAGGAAGTGACCGCAGGCGGCAATCCTTCCTTGCCGTTCAGCTGTGTCAGGTTCGACGAGCGCCAGGTCGACGAAATGTCATAGGCGCTGACAGCGCGTACACGAGCCAGATAGCCGCCCGAGTAAATACCAGTGATGTCTACGCTGGTGCTACCGGTGCGCTGCACCTTGATCCAGTTACCGTTGTCCTTCCGCCATTCCACGTCGTACCCGACAGCGCCGTTTACGGCAGGCCAGGTGATCGTCATCGTGGTGACGGCGATGCCTTGGTCAATCGCAGATGTTGCGGACAGCGTAACGCTGGCCGGGGCTGGAACGACAGTGATCGGAATAACGCTGATCGGCCGGTCTTCGAGTTTTGCGCCGGTGTCGATGTATGCGAACTTGCTCGGCTCGTACTGGAGCGCGGAAATCTCGTAGTCGCCCTCGGTCGTGCGCTTGGTGCTCAGCACCCGGTAAAGCGGGATCGCAAGATCGTCAGCGTCAAGCGCCCACTGAAGTTGTGGGGTCGGAGTTTCGCTGTAGGCCGTGGTCACGGTAACCGCGCGTCCAGCCACTGACTGTACAGTGCGCCCTTCCGCCTTGCCGCTCGGCAGGTTGATGATCAGACGATCTCCGGCCTTGGCTTGAGTGTCACGATCCAGTGTCACAACTCGGCCAGCTGCAGCGGAGATACGTCCGCCGATTTCTCGGCCCGCAAGCAACGAGTCCGCCACCGGAATGATGTAGCCAGGCAGCGGGATTGCACCTTCCATACCGGTCTTGAACGTAACGGTACGATCCTGGTTGTTGCTCATCACCGCCCACTTACCGCGGCGCTGCGCTTCCGACGCACGGGTGCAACCGATTGCGCTGATCTCGACCGGCTTGTCACCAAACCGACGCTGCAAAACCGAGTCGGCATAGGCCGTCACGTCGGTGTCGTAGTTGTTCGCTGGATTGTCGTAGCTGACTATCGCCCGGGTATAACGAGTCTGGGAGGAGGCGCTGCCATAGGAAAACTTGCCGTCGATGACATTGGCACGCGTGAAGACGTAGTCGAAGTCTTGCGCGCGAGGCATGTCGGCCTGCATCACAAGTTGGCCTTGCGCCCAGTAGGTCATCCCACGGTATATCGCCGAGATGTCGCGCAGCAGCGTCCAGGCCTCGGCCTTACCTTGCAGGTTCATATCGCAGAGAAAGCGCGGCTCTAGTCCGCCGATGCCATTCGGCACCAACTGATCACAGTACTGGGCGATTCGATAGAGCTCCCACTTGTCGACCATAAACGGCTTGATGCGCTTGCCCAGGCCGAAGCGGTCAACGGTGCAAATTCCAAACGTGACCCAAGCCGGGTTATTTGTCCACGCCTGCTTGAAAGTGCCATCCCACACGCCTGAATAGGTGCGCGCGACAGGGTCATAGTTGCTCGGTACCTGCCACTTACGCGCCTTGCACCGTGCGGTTACGACGGGAATGTTTGTGAACTGCTCGGCGTCGAACTCGATGTAGAGGAGTGCCGTGTTCGGGTAACGCAGTTTCGCGTCGATAACTTCTGTGTAGCCGGCGACCAGCATGGCATCGGCGATCTTGTTGGTGTTCTGGTTTGGCGTGATGCGGCGGACGCGGATCTGCCAGCCGGAGATAGCCGCTGGTAAATCGATGCGGCGCGACCGCTCATAACGGGTGGTCGTCTTGCCGTCGACCGCCTCGTCAAGGACCTGCTGGTAGGCGCCGCCGTCCGTGGCAACATCGACCGCGTATTCGATTCGGTAGCCACCCACGTTCCCGTTTTCATCCTGCTGCTGAAGCGCAGGCCACGCAAAACGCACGCGCACGGCTGAGAGTTGGGTATTGGTCAGCGAGCGCACCCAAGCCGTGTCGCTGCGCAGCTCGACGTTGACAGTCGTTTCATTCTCGACCGATGGAATGCCTGGGATGTAGGACTGATCTACAGCCCCTGAGCGCCACTCCCATTTTACGTTCGGAAAATTAAGATTGCCGCTGGCATCTGCTATTGGTGTGCCGTCCAACTTAATGGTGGCATTGGTGGGCGCACCGTCGAATTCCCCCTCACCCACTGCGATCAGGAGCTTGGCCAAGTTAGTGGAGCGCAGGCTGTCTGATGCCTCGATAGGCTGCTTTGGGTTGCTGCTGCCGCCCTTGGCGCCGGTAATCTCGATTTTTTCAGCTGCGCCCATGCTTTCCTCCAGGCATAAAAAAACCGCCAATCGGCGGCCGGGTGTTCCAATCTGAAATCACGTTTTGTCTTCGGCGTAGATCGAGGCGCTGATGATCGCCCCGCCCCAATCTCTCTCTCCGATGCAGATCGGGACCGGGTTGCCGCTGGCGGTGGTGTTACGCGCGCTGCCGAAGGCATAGGACGGCAGGTTTTCTGGGGAGGCGCTTTGCTTGATTCCTGACGCCTGGGGGCTGAGCATCTGGATAACTCCCCCAGCGATCATTGAAGCACCCAAAGTGATCAGGGCGGAGCCGAATGGCGCGCCCGCTCCAAATGTGCCTCCGGTGATAACTAGCCCAACCACGACGAGAACGGCGCCCACGATTGTCTGCAGCGATCCAGCACGCTTGCTGCCTTCGAGCA